AGAGCCACCTGGGCGGCCACCTGGGCACCAGGCACCAGGGCGCGCATTATGGTTCGCCAGCTGGTGCACGTCGAGATAATGCCTGGACCAGGTAGCGCGCCGGATTATCTAATAACCGCTAATTGATCCCGCGATAATAAAGTCATCATTATCTGATTATCTTTAATTGATTATCGGATTATCTCGCCAGGCACGCTAAGCGCGCACCAGGTAGGCCACCGGCCGGGCCAGATCGCGGCCACCTGGCACCAGGTCCAGGGCGCGCGGACCAGGGCGGCCGGGCACGATACCCGGCGCACGGTCCAGGGCGCGGCCGTGCTTGGACCGTGGACCGGCACGGCCACCAGGCGGCCGGGGCAGGTTATGCATTTTTTGCATAGTTATGGGCGGCCGGTCAGATACCGGGCGCAAAAAAACCCGGCACGCGGCCGGGTCCAGGGCGGGCGAAACCAGCGCGCTAGGCGGCCAGGCCTGCAGCGCTAGCCAGCTCGGCCAGCATGTGATCGGCCGTGCCCAGGGCATCAGCTCGATCATCGGTGAAATACTCGGCCACCTGGCGGCCATCAGGGCCCAGGGCGCGTACCCGGTATTCGGACCAGGTGGCGCACCAGCTCACGCGCACCAGGCCAGCATCGGCCAGGCGCACCAGCTGCACCAGGCGCAGGCGCGCGCTCATGCTGCACCCCTGGCGGCCATTGCGGACCGGATCACGGCCAGCTCGGACGCGGTCATATCGGCCAGGGCAGCGGCCAGGCGATCGGCCACCAGGTCGACCGGCTCGGCCAGCTCGGCCAGCTCGGCCAGCTCGGCCGGGGTGACAGTGGCAAGCCAGGCGGGCCCGCAAATGTTGCGCACCTGACGCAGCAGGTGACCGCCAGGCTCTCGGGTATCGCGGCCGGTTAACCACGCGTCAGCCAGCGCATAACGCCAATCACGGCCGTGACGGCCAGCAAAGGCGGCCACGGCGGCCAGCTGTTCAGCGCTCGGGGCGGGTTTAATTTTCGTTTTCATACTTTCTCGCTTTCTTGGGTTGATCCCGGCCGGACCGGCCGGGGATTAAATTTTAGTCTAAAAAATTCTCCCAGGTCAACAAATAAAAAAGCCCGGCACGCGGCCGGGCTCGGTGACCAGGGCGGCCAGGGTTACGCGGGCACGGCCAGCAGCTCAGCAGCGCGCGCCTTAAGCGCTGCCCCAGTGCCAAACCAAGCCGATTCCATGCGGGTATTGTTCGAGCGGCCGCGCTCGTGGTCGACCAGCTCGGTCACCGCGTTAAGCATTGCCCAACGGGTGCCGGCCACGCCGGCCAGGTTGGACCCGATCGCGCCACCATTAAACAATTGCATGATCCTGACGTATGCCTTGGATTCAGTCACCGGGCGCGCGCTCGTGTGATAAGGCTTCAACAGCTCGGACACAAATTCATCAGCCTGGGCCTGATCCATGCCGGTGCCGGCCAGCTGGCGCGACTGTACTAAAAACCCTTCAAACGCATTGGCAACGATTCCCAGCTGTAGGCGAACGGCCGCAGGGTCGAAGCGCTCAGAATGCAAAACCCGAACAGCACTTTTTAAATAACCGTTATTTGTCTCGGCTTCACCCTGGATCACGCGGCCACCAGAATAACCCCCCACGGCGGCCGTTATCGTGTTATTGCAAACTACCCTGATAGCTGTAAATTTAGCCACCGTCGCCATGGTGCCATCGTATGACGTGCCCAACAGTAAGTAAGGCTTGACCAGGTCACCGGCCACCACGGGCGCAGCGTCTCCCACACTGGCCAGGGCCCAAACCCGGCGGCCATCGCTCAGGGCCCCGGCGGTTTCAAGTTGAAAACCCCCCAGCTCGACCAGCTCCCGGAAAAAGTCCATAACCTGGCCAGGCTGCACCACGTTATAGGCGCTCGAGACCACGGCCAGGGGCGCGCCGGTGTCTGAGCGGTGCAAAACCTTACGGGCGGGCCATGTCTGCAGCTCGGTAGCGGCCGGTGTCGAATACTGGACCGGGCTTTCGATCACGTCATAAGCTAACCCGGCTTCACGGGTCCAGGTGTCAATGCTGGCCCCAGGTGTCAGGGCCTGGCCCAGGCCATGCCAGGGGGTTTGGCCCGCGTATGCAATAGCGGCGCGGCCGGTGGTGGTGTCGATCATGTGAGCCATGGTGAATTCTCGCTTTCTAGGTTGTGACCGGGCAAAAGCGCCCGGTCATTGAATTTTAGTCTAAAGTTTTTTGAGCTGTCAACACATTATTTTTAGGCGGCCTGGCCCAGGTCGCCAACGATATGATGACGTAACAGCGAGCCAGGGGGCAGCGAGCGAGCGAAGCGCGCCAGCTCGGCCGCGTCATCCTGGTGGCCGCCGGTTTTGGTTTTCTCCCAGGCCAGGCGGACCGGTCCCCCATTACCGTAACAGCCGCCGGGGGTGTCAGCACCGACAAGGGCCTGGCCGCTACCGTGCGCAACGAAAACAATTACATAATCCCGGTCACCCCGGGCGCATAACGGGCGGCCGTTGCCACATTGGGCGCAGCTGAAATTATCGGCCAGCTCGGCCGGGCATTGTGCGAAGCGCACGCCCTCGACGGTATACGGCCAGACCGTACCGGCCGGAGCGGCCACAACGGCCGGGCGGCCGATGGCCACGGCGGCCAGGGCCTGGCCGATGGTGTCGCAGCTCGCATTAATCACGGTCTCGCCAGGTGCTGGCACGGGCAGCAGCTCGGCCGCAAAATGAGAATAAGCCCAGGCCTGGCCGTTACGGGGCACGGCATGGCGCACGGCCGCCAAATAATCGGCGTCGATCAGGTCGGCCGCGTGATCGCCTTGCGGGTTTAATGCGCAGGTTTTTGGGCAGGTGCCGAAAACATTATGACCACCGGCGCGATAAGTTACCGCGATAGGACCGGTTTTTTTGTTGGCCGAATTTTTTACAGTCTTAAGCATTTTTCTTTCTCACTTTCTAGGTTACGGCCGGGCGGGTGCTGGCCTGACTGGAATTTTAATCTAACATTTATCCACTTGTCAACTATCCACCAATAAAAAACCCGGCACGCGGCCGGGTCTTGTCGGGTCCTGGTTGATCAAGCCAGATCGCGCAGCTCTTCGGTGTTTATTTGCCGATACTTTTCGAACAAGTCCGGAAAAGCCCCCAGGATGCGGGCCTTATTGTCACCGTCCGCGCGGAAATAAGCCAGGGCCAGAGCACTGGCAAAGCCGCCCCCTATCTTTTCCATGGTCTGCGCTGCGTAATGGTTTGCATCGGCCAGGGCCTGAACATGGTTTCGCATGTAAAACGATTGAAGTTCGGAATCCATTATTTTCTCCAATTAAAAAAGACGGTCGGTCCGGTCACTGGTCGCGCCAGTGGTCCAGCTGGTTTGCGATCCCTGCGGCCGTGGTGTACCAGGCCATGGGGTTAATGATGGCCCTGGGGTTTTCGGCGGGCGGGCCCGCTTCGACCAGCTCGGCCGCATAACGGCGCACGGCTTCGATTATGAAAGCCTGGGTCAACGGGTCGCCCGGGCACAGGGTCATTAGGTGATTTACTTTCTGGATATTGGTCTGCGTTTTCATGCTGGGCCCCTTTTATGGTCGAATGGTGAAAGACTGCCCCGAAAACCATTCGGTTATCACGTTTTCCATATCAATTTTGGCCAGCTTGTCGCCGTCAAATTCTCCGGCCAGGTCCGTCAGGTCAATATTGCCCGCAATATTGGTCAGCTGGCTGTCGCGCAGCTCCCCGGCCAAGTTGGCCAGGTTGATGTGTTCAACCAGTTCTGACAGGTCGATATTTTCAGCAATTGCGGCCGGGTCAACGTGGCCGGTGACCAGCTCGGCCCGGATCATGTCGCGCACCATTGGGCGCATTTGTTCGGCCAGGTCTTTTGCCAGGGCCTGCATGAGTGAATTCAGTTCCATATCTTTCTCTCTTTCTAGGTTTTGGCCCGGCGAAATGCCTGGCACGGGTGCATTGTAAAACTACTTTTATCAACTTGTCAACTGTCCCCACCAAATATTTTGTGGAACAGCCAAAAGCCCAGCAGCTTGAAGACCAGGCCTTTGTTTTGCTTGTCGTCGGAGGGTTTCGGCAAGGGTCGTCTCAGCGCGCGGTAAAGCGCGCGGCGTTCTGCTCGGCGCATGCGTCACTCTTTTACCAGGTCGTAAGGAATTTCCACGGTGTGGCCCAATTTGCTGGCAACGTAGCAGCGCATAACGGCGACTAGGGGTGTGGGGCCGTTCTGCATAGCAAGGCCACCGGGCGCGGGGCACTCAGCTTCCCAAAGCGAGTCATTGACGCAGTGCAGGTCGATCCATTCCCGCTCAATGATCGGCCCACCTTTTGCCCAATCTGTAGAGTAAAGATGTGGGCAGTTTTTAGACCGCCATTTTGTGGCCCTGTCACTGACGGCCAAACCCTCACACTTCGCCACCGCCCAATCAAGGGCAGCGCCCGTCAGTTCTGATGTTTTCATGTCTTTCTCTCTTTCTTGGTTGCCTGGGACATCCAGGTGTTTGTGATCCTAGCACAACCCGAGCATACAAGTCAACTGTCCACAAGATGGTTTCGCAGCTCTGCCCATGAAATGCCTGTCCAAGGCCACCGGGCCAGCGCAGGGGTGTCGATGCCCAGGTTAACCAAGTCAATGGCCTGCTCCCCGCAGTACAGCAGCAACTCGGACTTGCTGGCATGTGTGGTGCCGGCCGGGTGATACTGGACAAGGACATAAGTCGGGCAGCGCAGGTCGGCATGCTTGATGTGGAATGCCACCTGGTGCGGCGACAGGTTGACCTTGCGGCCGCGCTTGACCACCTTCAGCTCGACCATGACAAACACCCCGTGCGGGAATGCCATCAGGACATCAGGGATGCCCAGATTGACCCGGGACTCAATCCGGGTGAAATGGCAGTTTGGGATATTTTCCCGGACCCTCTTGTACAGGTTCGCTTCCGGTTTCAGGGCCATTTGGTTCTTCCTCGTCGGGTTCTTCTTCAATCTGCTTGGGGGTCACGTCCACAATAGGCCCGGCATGGCCGCCGTACAGGCGTTTGATCTCGTCCAGCTTGCGCTGCACCTCGTCCTTGCTCATACTGTCGATCGTGCCATGCCGAATTTCCTTACGCTCGATGTAAATGGTGCCCAAGGCTTGGCCCCTTCGATATTCGGCTTGGACAGCCGCACCATAGGCCCCAGCGGTCAACGCCTGATCCCGGATGATCTGTAGGTCGCGCATGTGGCGCTCGAATGTGGTGGCGTACTTTTCACCAAGCTCGCGCCTTCGCTCTTGGATCGCGACCACGATGTGCGGGTTGGCGTCTGGGTCGGTCAGCTCTCGCGCTCTGTTCTTCGCCCATGTCTCACCGTACCCGGCCCTCAAGGCCGCTTCCTTCAAGGTCACGTGGCCATCGCCAGCCACGAACTCCTCCACAAACTTCCACTCTTGAGGCGACAGCACGCGGGGCTTGTGTGGCTTGACCGGGCGGGTGATCCGCTCTTCCACTCGGCCGTCAATGCCCCCCAGCTTCTTCCCCACCAAGAACTTCTCGTCCTTATACGCGCCCATCAGGCAACCCTCCACAGCCGCCAGCCTTCGCCGTACCGGCGGCACGTGAACCGCGTGCCAGGGTTCCTGCGCGAGTGCATGTAGGCCGCGCTGCGCAGGTTCTTGATCCAGGTGGCATCCAGGATCAGAAAACTGTCTCCAAGGGCCATATCAGCGAATGGATAGCGCTGGCGGGGGTCGCCACCGCCAGGCAAGGGGATGTTTTTGTCGATGTTCATGCCCACATTGTGCAACAAATCCACAGCCAACGCAACCAAAGCCCCTAAAGAGCCTCTTCAAGGTCAAATTCAGGGTTTTATATAGACTTTTTTAGGGTCATGTATGAAAAGTTTTTTTCAAAAAGTTAGTCCGCGCGCATTTTATGTGAATTACACCTCATACACCTGTATATCCATACTGTATTGCTCTAACCTATTGATCTAATTCACTTATTACATCATTACGTCTATTACACTGTTTTCAACTCAAAATATTTATGAGGTAACATATATTCTACAAATACTATATATTTCCCCAAATATCCCCGGTCCGTGGTCCTCGAACCCCTCTCCCCTACGTATTAACCCTTACCCCCGCCTCATTTATCCTTGTACATATCCATTTATCTTTATACAATTGCCTCTCCCCTTGCAACCTGGAGCTTTTGCCATGTCCCATCCTTCGATTGAGCGCTTGAACGAGCTTTTTGACTACAGCCCTGCGGGCAATGGTGCGTTGTTGTGGAAAGTGGGGCGCAAGGGCCGTGCTGCGGGCTCCTTTGCCGGCTATGAGACACCTCGCAATGAGCTGCGGGTGCACATTGACGGGGTGTCGTGCCCTGCGGGCAAGGTGGTGTGGGCCTTGTGCATGGGGTATTGGCCCGAGAACCGTCTGAAGTTCTTGAACGGCGACCGCACGGACATCAGAATGGACAACCTGGTGGAGACAGACCGCCTGGACGGTCCAGGGCGCTGATTTCACTGCAGGCTGATCCCCAGTGCTTCCTTGTGTTCGCCGGCCAGCATTTTTGCTGCGACTTCGAGGGGGATAAGGTCGCCGAACTCGATTTCCGTGACTTCTCCGAACTCCGTGGCCCGTGGGTCTTGGATCACGGGCCCGATGAGGGCGTACTTGACCCCACCGGCGGTGAGGATGACGACTTGGACCATGGGCCGTGATCCGAGGACCTCGAGTATTTCTTGGAGGGGGTGGGTCATCTGGGTGCCTTGACCCATCCAACGCCTGGACCTCCGTCCATGACGCCCAGGTCGAGGGCGAGTTTCTCGACCTCCCCTTCCAGCCTTCTGTTTTTCGCCAAGAGGTGCAGGACCTGGTTGGAGAGATGCTCCCCCAGGTCATTCTGCACCTCGATCCTTCTGCGCAGGCTTTGGACATATTCCAGAGTTTCTACGCAGGTGATGGGCTGTGGTGGTTCGTCGGTCGAGAAGATGGCGGGTCGCATGTGAGTTCCTTGTGTTAAAGCTCGTGCTTGTTCAATTGTGGCTTGGTTTTCGGGTGAGCGCGAGCGTGGATGCTGAACACCTTGTAGGCCACGACGTTTTCCTCTGGGGTGAGGTGGGCGTAAGTTTGCGCGGCTTTTGGCCGGAATGCCATGTCTTTGGTGAAGATGCTTGGCCGTGGTTCGTGGGCCCAGTGGAATGGGCTGTCGGGGTGGCAGTTGCAGGTTTGTTTTTTCATGGCTCCC